AAAGAGGTAAAAGACAAAGACGGCAACATAACTGGCTATGAAAAAAACCCAAAAGCAGAAAATCAGGGCAATATTCAGCCAGATTACTACGATAAGATCATTTTGGGTAAAGCGCCTAGCTGGGTTAAGGTATATGTGCTTAACGAATATCAAGCTTTGCTTGACGGAAAGCCTGTTTATCCATCTTTCAGGAAGGAGACGCATGTTGCGAAGTCACCCATCGAACCCAAGGTCGGTACAGAGGTTATCGTTGGCATTGACTTTGGCAGGACGCCATCGGCTATCTTCACCCAGCAGTTGCACTCAGGAAAGTGGACGGTCTTCCACGAGGTTATCGGGCAAGATATGGGAGCCGGAAGATTTGCAGAAGTCCTCAAACGTGAAATCTCAAAGAACAATTGGGATGGACTAGAGTTTAAGTTTGTTGGAGACCCAGCCGGAAACCAAATGGCGCAGACAAGTGAGCAAACGCCGTTTATGATTCTAAGGGCGGCTGGCATAAATGCTCATCCAGCACCAAGCAACGACAGGGTTATGCGTGTAGAAGCTGTGGAAGGGGTAATTAACAGGATGGTTGACGGTTATCCGTCACTTACTGTTAGCCCGACTTGCACTGTGCTAATTGGTGGATTTGAAGGCGGCTATCAATATAAGCGGCAGTACCATATGGGCAAGGAAAGCTATGAGGAAGTCCCAAGCAAGAATAGGTTCTCTCATCCTCACGATGCTTTGCAGTATGCGTTTTTAGGGGGCGGTGAGGGTCGTAGAGTGATTAGCGGTGTAGGTAGTCGTCCTACCCCCGCCACTGTAGAGAGAGTAGGAAACCCTTTCCAGCGTCAGAAGGCAAGGAATAGACGGTCAAGGTATGCAAGAGCGTTATGAAGCTAATAATATGCTTTGAAGACACAGGGAATGTGGGACCATGGAAACTGTTCACATCTCACAGAAAAGGCTTTGGTCATGTTTTCGTTATTAGCTACGATGTGGATAATGACATTTGGTTTAAGTTTGAGTGCGCTAGTCAGCGTTTCGTGGTTGATACATACAAAGGTGAGGATGCTGATTGTCTTGTTGGGTATTTGATTGAAAACTGCATATGCTTAGACTGTGAGGTTGAAAGCACTATGACCTATATTCCAAGATGGACATATTGCGTTAGCATTGCTAAGCATTTTGCGGGTATTAGAAGCCCTTGGATATTAACGCCATATCAGCTTTATTGTGAATTGATTAAAAATGGTGCCAAGCGCATTTTTGAGCGTGAATAGGAGATTATTATGGGCTTTATGTCACCTAGTACGCCGGGGCCGGACCCAGCTTTAGAAAAAGCAAGACTTGAAGAAGAGGCTCGTCTTGAAGCTGAGAAAAAGGCAGAAGCGAGTAGAAAAGCAGAATCAGAAAGAAAGCGTAGGGCCAATCTTGTTGGTCAGCGCAGTCTTCAGGAAGAAGATGTTGTGGGATTCCAAGGTTTCCGCACAAGCAAAAGCATGGGTAAATCCATAAGGAGTTAGCATGAGAACGGTGCAAAATGGAGACGGAAACCCAATACCGCCTTCAGACGGAAAAGATTCGGGCGAGTTAAAGCGCATTATGCAAAGGTATAAGAAGGCCAAAGGTCGCTGGTCTTCTTGGACTGACTTGTGGGAAGAGATGTATGATTACGTTCTCCCGCACAGAGAAAGCTTTTTCCAAGAATCTGCCGCCGCAAGACGCACTGAGAACATATATGACGAAACTGCTGTTGTTGGATTGCCCAAGTTTGCATCACGGCTCCAGCTTGGGTTCTTTCCTCCTAATGGGAGGGCATTTAAGCTTGCTCCGGGGCCGGAGTTCCCAAAACAAGCAATAACAAAGGGGCTCTTGCAGGAGCTTGATCGTATTACCGATCTTTTTCACGAAGGTTTGAGAAACTCAAACTTTAATGCTGAGCTTCACGAAGGTCTTCAAGACCTTGGCCTTGGCACAATGAATCTGTTGTGTGAGGAGGGGCGTTTCCTTGGTGATCTGCACTTTACCGCTGTTCCTCCTACCAACTTGGCTTTGTTGTCAGGCTCTATGGACAGAGTTAGCGACTGGTTCCGCTGGAATAATGAAATGGAGCTTACTGAAGTAAAGCACCGTTATCCTGACGCTCAATTTACTGATAAGATGCTTCAGATCCAAAAGCGTGATCCGAATCGTAAGACGAAAATCATTGAAGCCACAATGTATGACGAGAAGGACAGGTTTAAGGACGAGTACACATATTATCTTGTGTCTGAAACCGATAACGCCATTCTCATCAAGAAGACGTTGAAAGGTCGCGGGTCGGTTCCTTGGATTACGACACGCTGGTCAAAGTCAGGCTTTGAAGTTTGGGGTCGTGGCCCTGTTTTGCAAGCAATGCCAGCTATCAAGACTTTGAACCTCACAGTTCAGTTGATACTCGAAAATGCTGAGATGGCTATCGCTGGCTCATATGTGTATGACGATGATGGGGTGTTTAATCCTGACAATATCACAATTCAGCCCGGAACCTTTATCCCAAGAAGCCCCGGATCTAGCATTGATACATTGCAGTCTCCGTCAAGGTTTGATGTCGGACAGCTTATCCTAGATGACATGCGCCGCAATGTTAGAAAAGCGTTGTTTATTGACGAGCTTGATACAAGGCCAAATGCAAGAACGCCTTTATCAGCTACTGAGGTATCTGAGCGTCTGGCAGATGTGTCAAGAGACATGGGTGCTGTTGCTGGTCGTATGCAAAAAGAGTTCTTACAGCCTCTTGTTGAGCGTATTGCGAAGATCTACAGCGACCAAGGGCTTATCGACATACCAAAAGTAGATGGTCGTGAGCTTAGAATTGTTCCTGTGTCCCCCCTTCTGAGGGCTCAAGATCAACAAGACGTATCTGACTTTGTAAGGTTCCAGCAGACAATAGCGGCTACATTCGGTCCTGAGATTACGCCAGTTCTGTATAATCAGGAGAATGTGGTTAAGTACCTTGCCCAAAAGTTTGGTATTATGGAAGAGCTTCTTGCTGACCAAGGCCAAGTAGAAGCCAATGTGCAGACAATGCAACAATTGATGCAACAAGGGATTCAGCAGTGAAGGAAAAAATAAATGTCTCGATTGACGGCAGAGGATATTCAAAGGAAGTTGATAAAGACCTTAATAGCAAAGCCTACGCTTTGTTTGGCTCGGGGGTTGGAAGAGACTTCTTATCGTACTTGGAATCTATCACGACGAATAACATCTACCCTGCTGGAGTGGGAATCGAAACTCTAGCCCACGCAGAAGGCGCAAGGTGGATTGTTGCTGTGATTAAGAAGCGTTGTGAAGTTGGAAGGAAACAAGGTGGCTAAACCTACTAACCCTAAACTGTATGCACGAGCAAAGTCTATTGTTAAGGCAAGGGTCAAAAAGTGGCCTTCTGCCTATGCCTCCGGTCAGCTTGTTCAGCAGTATAAGAGAATGGGAGGTAAGTACAGTTGATTGGCGTTCCTGTCATTGATGCTATTCAGGTTGTCATACTGATTATTATTTTGATAAAGATATTCAGATGAGTCTTAGCAAATGGTTCAATGAAAAGTGGGTAGACATATCCACAACGAAAGATGGCAAGCACCCTCCTTGTGGTCGCAAAATGGGCGATGGCAGAAGGGGCTACCCTAAATGTGTGCCGTCATCTAAAGCGGCAAGCATGAGCAAGAGCGAAAAGAAATCGGCTGTACGCCGGAAACGTGCGACAAATCCATCAAAAGGCAAAAAGCCCACATATGCGAGGACATAATGGCTAAATCACCAGCTTGGCAAAGAAAAGAAGGCAAAAACCCTGAAGGCGGCTTGAACGAAGCTGGTCGTAGATCTTTGCGTAGGCAGGGAAAAAACATCAAGCGTCCTGTTTCCGCAAAGGAAGCAAAGAAGTCACCAAAGGCGGCGGCAAGGCGCAGATCATTTTGTAAGCGGATGATGGGTATGAAAAAGAAGCTTACAAGCAAAAAGACGGCTAATGACCCTAATAGCCGTATCAACAAAGCACTAAGGAAGTGGGATTGTTAATGAGTGAAGAAGCAGTTCAAGAAGCTGAAACCCAAGAGGTTCAGGCTCAAATGTCAGAGCAGGAGCAACCTCAAGACCAAGTAGCAGATAGACCAGATTGGCTTCCAGAGAAATTTGAAAGACCAGAAGAACTGGCGAATAGCTACCGTGAGCTTGAGCGAGCTTTTTACACAAGGAAAGAAGATCTCAGAACGCAGATTGTTGAAGAGTTAAACAAAGAGGCTGTGAGCGATGCTCCGATTAGCCCTGCTGATTATGAGATCAACATAGAAGCCCCTGAAGGTATGCAGTTTAATGTGGACGAAAATGATCCTCTTTTAGACTGGTTTCGGGACAAGGCGCATAATTACGGCATGTCACAAGACGAGTTTAACGGCCTAATGAATGAATGGGCTGTTATGGAAGCTAACCGTGGGCCTGATTGGAATGTAGAATCAGAAATTCTTGGTGAGCATGCAGATCAGAGACTTGATCGTGTAGATTCATGGGCTCATAAGAACCTTTCGGAAAATGCTTATCAGGTATTTGCCAATGTTCCGGCGTCTTCTGGAATGGTTCAATTATTTGAAGAGCTTATGGAGCTTAACGGTCAGCCGAAGTTTAACATGGTGAGCGAATCAGAATTTCAGGAGAGGATTTCTCTTGAAGATTTGCGAAGCATGCAAAACGATCCTAAGTATTGGCGTGAGAAAGACCCTGCCTTTATTGCAAAGGTTCGGGCTGGGTTTGCCCAATACTCAAGGACTAAGTAGCAATGTGAATTAACTTCTCAATGCTATTATGAGAATGTGTTTTTGCAAGAAGGCCCATAAAGCAAGGGACAACCGAAAGGCCCCAAGCCGATGGACAACCGAGATGCAAACAATAGTAACCACTTTTTAGGAGGTCGTAGCGATGGCTACTCCAACAATCGACACCTCCTTTATCGAGGAGTTTGAATCCGGCGTCCACATGGCGTATCAGCGTCAGG